CATCAGCATTTTTAATCATAACAAATGCAGGTTTAAATCCGGTATAAATAAAGCTACCATTTGCATTTCCGTTTCCTTCGTAAGTTCCTAATTTTTGATAACCTTTAACATCTGCAAAGCAGTAAGCTACATGAGCAACAGTATTTTGATTTGTATTATTGCTAGTCCCAACATGAAATACATTTGCATCAGGAGCAGTTCCATTAAAATTACCTGCATCAGATGATTGTGCCGCAGTCTCATTCATTTTTAATATATAAGAGGCACTTGTTAAGCCGTCATGTTGTACCATCCAACCTGCTCCATCAGTTAATCTTTTTATTATTACCAATTTTGGAGCAACCCCCAATCCATGAGCTATCGTTGCATTAGCATTTGTACCTGTCCATTTATAAATTCCAAAACATGATGTTGTATTAATTGAATAAGCAGATGGTGTTATTGTTCCACCAGATAATCCTGTAGTCGTTCCTGCTTTCCAACTCCAACCTACAAAAGTTTTAGCAGTCCAATTCCAATAATTAGCATTACCTAAAGTATAACCATCAGTATCAAAAGATTTTACACTTTCCGCTTCCGTTCCTTCGCCATTAGTTATATTTGGTCTTATATAGTTAGTAGAACCTCTTACTGCATCATTAATCTCATGGTCAGTACCTTCATTTCTTCCTTTAACCCAAAGCATATCAGGTTGATGTCCAATGCCTGTAAATGCTCTGTCAGTTGTACTGTTACCTGTCCAAAGTTTAGTATTAAAGTGAAGTGTTGGTTTATCTATTGTTGTATATGCCATTATGTGTTTATTCCTTCTGTTGAAAGAGCTGTGTACCCAGTTGGTACATCATACTCAAATGTTCCATTACCTGATGCGTTAGTTCCTGCTGAAGTTATTGCTGTTGTTCCGAAGTAGCCATTGCCGAAATTCATTGAACAACTTTGTGAACCATAATGAGAAAAAGTAATTAATCTTGTAAATCCACTAGGTACATCTATTGCTCCTGTTCCTGTTGAACCTGATGTTGGGTCTCCACTATTTTCCCAAGCACTATTATTTTTTCTAAAATATAATTTGTTATTTGTAAGGTCTAAAGCTATTCCTAAAATATCGCCAGTTGTAAAAGAATTGCCATAAGAACTAGCAGAATTAGCAATAATTTTTTGACCATCAGACCCATAACCAATACCAGTTGAGGCATTTCCAGCAAAATTATCACCGGGACTTGTTGAATTAATATTATTCCAACTATCTGCAACTATACCAAACATAATGTTATTACTGCCATTCCAACTATTTACTTTCATTTCAGCATACCATTTACCTGAATCTACTGCTATTGTAGAATGATAATTTTTATGACTATTACCTGTTGATGTTGCTGTTAAATTTACATTTAATAATCCAGTTGAAGAATAGTAAAGTGGATTTATTGTAGCAAAGTTATTATCAGGATTATCTTTTGTCGCTGTTAAAGTTCCTGTTGTTGAAAATGTATGTGCATTAGAAGAACTATCTAAATCCATGTTAGAACTATCTTCCATTTTTAAATGAAAGCCATTATTTCCTGCTGTTGCATAACTTCCAACTTTAAGTTTCCAAATTCCTGAAGTGCTATCCACTTCTCCAAATTCCGTTGGTGCTAAAGCTAAACCATCTACGAATTGAACATGGCTCATATTTCCGTTAAAATATAAGTTAGAACTTTGCGCACCTATATTGTGAGCCACTGCTGAATTAATAGTTGATGCCGCATCAACAGCACTTTCATTGGTAGTTCCAAAAACTGTTTCTCTTACACCATTAACATATAAAATTTGTCTATCAGCACTTGTTACATTTGAACTATCAAAAACTGCAACGATATGATACCAAGCACTTGTATCTCTAAATTTTCTAGTTGTGTTAAGTTGACTATCTGTTGAACCACTAATTACATTTAATAAAGTTAAAGTATCGTCATCATCAAATCTAATTTTGTTTTCATTCGTGCTATTAACAGCATAAAAAAGCATTTGTCCTGCGGTTATACCGCATCTTTTTACCCAAGCAGAAAATGTCCATTTATTATTATCTGTAGGTGTGCCAAAAGTTCTTGATATATATGTTGTTGCCATAATTATTTATTTTCCATAATTTTAGTTATTTTTAAACTCACTTTATTCATTAATTAAATCCGCCACCACCTGTTCCACCAACACTTATTGTGATGCTGTAAGTAACGCTTGTTGTTTGTGATTGTCCGTCAGTTAAAGTTACAACTATATTTGGATAAGCTGTTTCTGCTGTAATTGATGAACTTTCTGTTCCTGAAATTATTCCTGTTGCTGAAGCTAAAGATAATCCTGTAGGTAAAGTACCAGTAGATGACCATACTAAAGTTGCATCTCCTGTACCTGCTAAAGAAATTGAAATCGCTGAACCTTTTGCAAAAGTTCCTAGTGTTCCTGCACCTGTAGATATAGTAGGTGCATCTGAAACAATTAAAGAAGCTGATGAAGTTCTTACTGCATTTCCATCAGGATTTTCAATTCTTAAAAAGTATGCTCCGTCTGTTGCTAAAGTTACATTAATTGTAATCTGTGTTGCACTATCTCTTGTAATTGTATTTGGATAAGAGATAACTCCACTTGAATTTATAATTTCTACATTGGGTGTAGCTACAAAATCTGTTCCTGTAATTACTACATTCGTTGCTGTGTTCTCAATCGTTGTAGGTGTGAATGAAGTAATTGCAGGTTTTGTTTCTCCTACAGTTACACTTCCACCTAAAGATACTGCTGAACCATTTATTGTTATTGCACCAGTTCCAACTAAAGCTGAATTAGGTACATTTGAAATTGTGTTATTAGAACCATTAATAGTTTTGTTTGTTAAAGTTTGTGTTCCTGCAATTAAAGCTACATTAGTAGATAATCTTGCATCATTAATTGTTCCTGAATTTATTGCACTACCTGCTACTGCCGCAACATTAAATGTTCCATATCCGACAATATCTATAATATCTCCTACTGCCGCACCTGCTATTAAGACTACAGAAGTACCTGAAGTAATTGTAATGTCTGCCGCAGATAATCTTACACCATTTAAATATACATCTGCAAAACCTGCATCATACGCTAACGTATTTCCTGCTGTGTCTGCACCTGTAAATGTTGTTTGTGCCGCAGTTGCAGTATAATTATATCTTGCTGAAGTTCCATTAACTGTAGAACCTGCCGCCGCCCAACCACTTGATTTATAAACTTTTAATTCGTTTGCTGTTGTATCAAAATATAAATCTCCAATATCTAAACTAGAAGCTGGTGCTGAACTTGAAATTCTGTATCTATCTGCAAAAGAATTAACTCCTGAAATATTAGTTGAAACAGTGGACATAGCTGTAACATTTGCGGAAGTACCTAATACTCCCATAGCAGTCACATTTGCTGAAGTAGCAAGTAAATCCATATCTGTAATTACTGCTGAAGTTGCTAATAAATCTAAATCAGTAACGATTGCCGCCGTTCCTAATAAACCTAAATCTGTAATAGTCGCAGAATTACCTAGTAATCCCATAGCAGTTACGTTTGCTGAAGTTCCTAGCAATCCCATAGCAGTTACGTTTGCTGAGGTTGCTAATAAATCCAAGTCAGTAACTATTGCTGACGTTCCTAAAATTCCTAAATCTGTAACAGTTGCAGAATTACCTAGTAATCCCATCGCTGTAACATTAGCTGAAGTACCTAATAAATCCAAGTCAGTAATAACAGCACTTGTTCCAAGTAATCCCATATTAGTAATTACTCCTGATACTCCGAGTAATCCCATAGCTGTTACGTTAGCACTTGTACCCAATAAATCCATATCGGTTACAATTCCTGAAGATGCTAGTGTATTTAAGTCTGAAACAAAATCGGCAGAAGCCAATACATTCATATCAGAAACTACGTCAGCCGTTGCAAGAATATTCATATCAGACACAACATCTGCTGTGCCAAGAATACCCATATCTGTAATAACACCTGCAACCCCTAGTAAAGCCATTTGACTTGCTACAGGTGACAATAAAGCAATATCAGCAATCGTAGCTGTAGTTAAATATGTACTTTCTAAATAATTCTTTGTTACGGCATCTTGAGCCGCCGTAGGGTCAGCTACACTTTTAATTCTTTTACTTTGAGCAGTCCATTGAAAGTCCGCCGCATCTAATTTAATTCTGTCATTGGCATCATCTATGGCTTCTTGTCCCATATAGAAACCTTGAAAAGAGTCTGTATCTAAATCATTTTCTTTTAATACTGAGCCATCAGCATAATCTACTAATCTTGCCGCTTGGCTAGTTGTACGTCTAATTTCAACACTTGTTAAATTAAGAGGTGCAGTCGTGAATGTGACTGTTGTTCCTGCTCCGTCCCAAGTATAAGCTGTTGTAGCGACACCATCAATGGTAATTGCTACATCTGCTTGAGCCCTATAACTAAATGGGACTGAATAAGCAGTTGTACTACCATTTCCTGTATATCGTACAAAACTGTTAGCCATAATTTATATTTTCCTTGTATTTATTCATTCTTCTCTTCTAAAAGGGGTACTTTATTGAGAAAGCATCATTAGTGCTTTTTCAGCCTCTTTAAGACCCTCTTGTAATTGAGCATTATTACTCTTAGCTGTTGCCTCTATTACTGGAAATTCTTTGACCATTTTCCAAAAGGCATTTCTTTCAAATTTTCTTATCTCTGTTAGAATATATGATTGTTGAAAATCATACCCTTTTTGTGTTGTAAAATATTTATAACCTGTTTCTTTTTTACCTGTAGGTCTTTTCCACATAGGACTTGTTTTATCTTCAATAAGTGCTTCTATATATTCTTTTAATTTTAAATCTTTTCCATTATATTTAATAGTAAGCTCTGTTTTTATTTCAAGCCATCTATCATAAGCTGTTTGACCATTATCTTTTTCAATGGTTCTTAAATCAACACCAATATCTACATAACCTCTTTTAGGTGGAGCTTTATAAGAAAATTCACGTCCATCAAAGAAATTAGCTATAGTTTTATTTTTCCATTGAGTCATAGCAAAAGGGGTAGACCATAAGCCTGTTTCTCCACCTAGTCCAAATAACCAACCATTTTTTCTATCAATCTTTTCACCTAACATATTTCTTCTAGGCATAACTCTATCTTCTGCCATAAATATACGAGACATTCTATCACTAAAAGTCCATAAATCTTTTTCCCATTCATCATTAACTCTATCTGCATATCTAAGTCCACCTGATAAAGGCATAAATTTATAGATTGCTCTTGAAAATACTGATATACCCATATATTCAGGTTTATTATGGTGTATAGCATCATCACTCATTAAGAAATTAGCAGTTTCTAAAATTCCTTTAGTGTAGAATTTAGAAGTTAAATTTCTTACTACTGTTGCAATCGCTCCTAAACCTAATTCTAATTCTTGACTTCGCATAGCTTCAGGCATCTTATCATTATATCTAAAATATTCAGTTAATCTTTCGTGCATATCTGCCGCTATAAAGAAGGGCATAAAGATAGGGTCTAATCTATTTAAAGAAATATATCTGCCATTGTCATCTTTATAAGAATAGGGTTGCCAACCTGTCATCGCTTCTCTCTGTTGATTAGCTCTCCAATCTCTTGAACCACCACCAGTAAATTTTCCTGCTTGAGCCATAGCGATTGCTGTGCTCCATATTAAGTAACCTGCTTGTATTCTAGCATTAGCTTCCGCCGCCGCTTCAGGATTAAGGTATCTTGTTTTAGCAAGTCTACCACCACTTAATGTATCTAATGTTCCTCTAATAGGTGCAGTTATTCTTCCTATTTTACCTGTACTTAAACTTTGTGTTATCTTTTTAAATGTACTAGCACCTGCATCTAAAGCGGGTGCATCAGCTTCAGCTAACATATGTCTCATTTGAAATTGAAATCTACCTAAGAAAGGTAAATGTTGTGCGTTCCAACGTAATAAGTTTGAAGGTGTATTAATAAAGTGAAGACCCATTACTCTAGTCCATTGATATTGATTAGCATTACGAAGTACCCAACCTGTCAATTTACTTTCTCTTAAATTTGTAAGTGGATTTATCTGTCCTGCTTTTTGTGTATATGAACCTTCTCTAGCATAGTGCAAAGGAGAGTTAAGTTGGTCTTCAACTCTATCTCCAATTAGTTTAGCTCTTCCTGTATCTGCATCATAATAATCTTTTTGTATTTCTTTAAATCTAGTTTTATACCATTGTTTAAACTGGTCGCCTTTTAATAAACTAAAATTACCACCTGTTTCTTCTAAAATTCTTGTATTAATAATTGATGTCATTCTAGCTCTAAACATCATAGTTTTAAGAAACTCATCACCTGCCGCTAAAGTACGGAGAGGTAATGTTGTCACTAAACCAATAGGTTCAGCAACAGCATATTGAATAACTTTACCAGTTACTCCTAAAGGTTCAGTTCCTAATTTTGCTGTTTCACTTATCCATCTTTGTAATTGTCCTTGTCTAATATTAGCGTCCCATTTCATTTGTTCTGAATCAAGGATTGGTCTACCATAATAAAAACTTTTACCTGCTCTTTTTATAGCGTGACCTAACATAGCATATTGATATACATAAGTTTGAAATGCCTCTCTAGCAATCGTTAAAGCCTTTTGTCTATCTTTAGGTAACATATTAGCCGCTCTTAACATCATCACAAAAGGTTTCCATTGTGTTTGTGTTAAACCTGAAACTATATTAATAATATGTGTATCAGGAGAAGACAATAAGTTATTATTTACATACTCAGCCGCTAAAGCCCAACCATCTGCTTTTCTAGCATTTGATAATGCTAACATAATTTGGTCATTATCAGTAAGCATAGCTACTGCTTTCCAATATTCTTCAGGGTTATCAGATTTTAATTTTTTCATCTTAGGGTCTTCAGGTCTCATTTTTAATGCTTGAGCCCGTTGCCCTACTTTAATAACTCTTCCTGCGTAGTGTCCTCTAGCAAGATTTTCTTGCATTTGTTTTTGAATATCTAAAGGCTCTTCAACAGCTTTATCTCTTATATTAAGTTCATCAATTATTAATTGTCGTTCTTTAGGAGTTAAATCTGTTCTATGTAATTCTAAAGAAAGTTTATTTATATCTTGAAACTCTCTACCAATAGCATCAGCGTGAGCTATAATATATGCAAACTGTTCTTTGAATACTGGGTCAGTAGCAATTCTCTTAGCCATTTTTTCTAAACCAATTCTATCAGCACCTAACTCAACAGCACGTTGAATCATCTGTTTTACAGTTATTTTATCAGTGCCTAACTCCCCTGACATTTCAATTACTTTTTGTTTGATATGTTTTCTATAACCACCTGCTTCATATTTAGTTATATTCAATTTTAGCTTAGGTGGTTTATCTGTACTGACAATATCTTTTCTTAAATTCTTAATTCTTTTTTCTACAGTATCTCCGTGTAATCTACTGTCTCTATCTAATTTATCTATATCTTCTTTAGTTCTATCTTTAAGTTTAGGTTTTTTAACTTTTGAATCTTTTAATGAATCAGGTAAAATTTCTTCAAATAATTTATTTCCTGTTGTAGTGCTTCTACCATACTTGTGAAAATCATTTATATTTTTTACAGTTTTATTTTGTAAAAGTTTGCTAGTAAGTTTAAATGAACCTGCCGCAAAAGCTCCACCAAAAACTGAACCAAATCCAAAACCTGCAACACTAGCTAGTCCTGCTTGTTTTAAACTAAATTCATCTTGTATATCAGATTCAAGAGCTATTCCTTGTAATAAGGCATCGTGACCACCTGCTACAATAGTTCCAATATAACCTTCAGTTAAAGCTCCTTTTTTTATAGCTCTACCTAATGCTTTTTTTGAAGCTAACTTAGCCGCTTCTTCAACAGTCTTCTTATTAATTTCTTTAGACATCTTAGCTTTTAAAGATAATTTTAAAGCTGTTTTATAACTTTGTTTAGCCGCTTGTCCACCAACTCCTACACCTACTAAATTTACAGGGTCTAAGACCATAGCTCCACCATTATCAATTAACCAACCACCAAAACTTCTATTAGGGTCGTCCCACCAAGAAGGAAGAGCATTATAAGTTTGTTGAATATAAGCAAATTCTTTTAATCTTTCAGGATTATCTTCATTAAATACTTGTGCCGCATCTATTCCAAGACCTATAGTATTATGATTTTTCCAAGACCTATCTGTATAAAAATATTCTAATAAGTCTGCATTATCCATAGACAAGAATTTATTACTACTGTTCCTATAAGAATAATAACTTTTTAAAGTAGTATAGAATTTTTCTGTTTGTATTTCTTCTAAAGCTAATTTAGCACTCGCAGGTTTCTTTAATGAAAGACCTGTTAATTGACTTTCTGTTGCTGTGTCTATACTATAAGTTGCCATTATTATTTATTTATATTCCTTTTTGCTATTGCTTTTAATGCTTTTTCAACTGTATTAATGTTTATCCCGCCTATGCCAAAACCTGACAATGTATCTATAATATTATCTCTAAATGCTTTATAATCATCTTCTTGCATTATTGCCATCATATTTTCAGTCCATTTAAAGTCTCCCATAAATTTCTCTAATTGGTCTGTAAGAATTGGAACAATTTTCTTTTCATTAAATTCTCTTTCATCTGTTGCATCAGTGTCAAACCAATCTGTATCACTGAAGAATATATCATCATCAAATTCAGGTATTAAAAGTTTTAAGTCTTTTTGATTAATGTCAAGAGCGTCAGTAACACTCTCAATCATTTGAGTAATATTTGCATCTTTATAAGATTTATTCTTAGCTTCTAAATCTATAACTTTCTGTTTCTCTAATTCTTTATTAGCTAATACTTCTTCTTCATACTCAGTGTATGATTTAAGAGCAGGACTCAGATTATCTTTATTGAAATGTTCAACAGCTACAGCTTGAAGGTTATTCAGAAAATCTTTACGTTCTTGAAAAGTAGGTTCTCTACCTTCTTTGTCTTTAAATCTTTTTTCAAAATCTACAATTTGTTTTTCCATATAATATTGAGCATTACCTAAAGCAACGCCTGAGTTAGGGTCTTCTTCCCACATATCATTAGCACCTTTTTTCATAAAGTTACCTTTAACAGCAGTAAGATTTACTCTAAGTCCATCTATATAAGTTTCATTCATTTGATAAATAGGTTTATTTCCTTTTTTTCTATCATCATCAAATTCTTTAAAGTACACAAGACCTGCTTTCCAGTCATCAGGATTAATACTTAATTCTACCATAGCATCTAAAACGTCCCCTAAATCTTCAAAATCTCCATCACGAATAGATGAAATAAGTGCGTTAAAGACAGCAGGGTCAGCTTCTTTCCAAGCATTAACATCTATTAGTTTTTCATAAGCATTAATATAAGAAGGATTACCATATGCGGCTAATTTTTCTAATATTTCTAAATTTTCAGTATGAGTTCTTTTTCTTGTTTTTGTTTCTCCTGCAATAACTTCATCTACATCAGTCATAAGTGTAGTTAATAAACCCGAAACATCTTCTTTTTCTAAATCATCTTTCTTTTGTCTATCGTCATTTTGTATTCTTAATCTTTTATTATTTAATTTTAAAATAAGTTCACGAGATTCTTTAGAATAAGTATTTGCTAATGAACCTAATTCATTTTTACCTTTACCCTTACCTCTGTCTTGACTTAAAAGAATAATAGCTTTATCTAATTGGTCTTCACTTGTAGCAGTATCAATCAACCACCTAGCGTGACCTAAAGCAATCTCTTCATTTAATTCATTAGTATCAAAGAAGTATGCTTTACCTGTACCATCTATAGGCATTTCTGTATTAAGTGTCATTAACTTTTTAAAATAATTTCCATTTTTAATATCTTCTACAGTAGTAGTAGTGTCCATAAAACCAATAGCTTTATCAACTTTTACTGTATGTGCGTGTTCAGCTCTCTTCTGAGCATCTGCAATTTTAGCATTAGCCGCAAATTCATTAAATACAGCAGAAAATCCTACTGTAAATTGTGTACTAGCTTCATTAAAATTAGGTAAATATTGTTTCCAAAATTCTTCTATAGTTTTTGTTCCATCTTTATAATCATAAGCATCAAGATTTGCTTCAATTTGACGTATAGTTTCAGCCGCTTCAAATCTTCCTGAGTGTGTATCTACTACTGATTTAGCATAGTGATTACTTAATTCAGGAATTGCATCATTTAAAATAGCTTTTTGAATATCTTTTGTTTTCCAACCTTTAGCATAAAGCTCGTCCATCTTAGCTCCTGCTTCAGTTTGTTTCTTTTCAATATGTTTTTCTCCCCAATTATTCATAGCAGGAGTAAGGTCATTTCTTAAAGCAGAAACAATTTGACCCATTTCTGTTTTTCTAGCGTCTATGTGTCTAACAGTTCCTTTATAACTTGAACCTATCCACTTGTTTGTTACTTGTGATTTATATTTTGTTGCCATAATTATTTATTAAAATATTTCCTGTCAGGGTTTGAACCATAGTTTAATCCTGCTGAAGCTATTTCAAGAACTGAACCTAACTGACTAGGTGCATCAGATTGTTGTATGTTAGCATAGTTTCGGTGCATAGATGCGTAAGCATCATTTTCTGAACCTTGTAAAGATAACATATCTGCTTCAAAATCAAAAGCTATTTGAGAGAAACCTAAATCGTGTTCTCCACTCATATCTTGCATTACTCTAAGTGAGTTTCCAAAACCTGAGTTAAGAGCATATGCTTGATTTTTAGTTAATTCTTGTCTTGCTGTTAATTGAGCTAGAGCCTTTGCTTGTACTGCACGAGAGGATTCATTATCAATTTTAGATAAATCATTCAAATATGCTTGGTCAGCATTTTGCATACTAACTTCATTAGCGGCTGTATTTCTTTGGTGGACAGCACTTTTATTTTGAAAACTAGCGACAGTTCCAACCACTGCCAATGCTAATTGGGCTTCTGCTACTCCGCACATTATTTTTTATTTGTCTCCTTTATCATTAATAAGAAGGGTAGTTTTCCTACCCCATAATTTTTCATTTCTTCTTTAGCTTCAAAGCCTAAATATTGAAGCCACTTTAATGACTTCCAATTTCGTCTATCCACCCAGTTATATATATAAGTATATCCTTCACTCATTTGTGAAACCCAGTAAGGACATTCTTTTATAAATTGTTTTGTATGTTTAAATAAGTTTTCACTTGATAATAACCAAGCCACTCCATATTCAGGGTCTTTTGTTGGAGCAACTCCAAACATACCCATAATTCCTTCATTAACTGTTCCAATAATTGTATAGTTTCTACTTTTTTCATAAGTAAAAGGTACAACAAGAGCTTCCAACGGCGATGAACCATTTGATGCTCTTATCTCTTCCCTATCTGCTTTACGCATTTTAGGTGCTAATTGTAATACGTCAGCTAATACTGCGGGACGTACATAGTTTTCTTTTTCCATTATATCCTTGTTGCTCTATTATGATAATAACCTTCTACTTCAGCACTTGCTACATACATAGGTAAGTGTGAACTAGAGATAATGTCAAAAGTAAAATCGGTGTTTCTACATTGTACTGGAACTTTAATTGTTCCTGAAGACAAAGCAGGAGAACCAATGGTACTTCCTGAAGTTCCTAGAACATATCCGTTCATTACAGTTGTAGATTTACTTCTATTATCAGGTGTTACTTCTGCTGTGAAGAAACCTGAATTTTCGTAAGTTAATGCTATATTTCTAACTTGGTAACGACCTGTAGTTATTGCTAAAAGTCCTCTACCAGTATTTTCTCTAACATATTGTGTAGATAAAGAATACTTAGATTCGTAAGGTGTTCCTATAAATAAGCTAGTATGATTACCAACTAAAGTAAAAGAATTTCCTGCAACAAAATTTGTAACAGCTAATCTTGTAGGGTCAGAAGAAGTTACAGTTAAATTTGAATCTCCTACTACTGCTCTTGTAACTGTAATAATAGGTGTTCCACCCGCAGGATTTGGAGCTGAATATCCCGCTAAATTATTAATACCAAGAACTCCACCACTTCCTACAGCAATATTATCTGCTACATCATCATTCGTTCTTGAACCACCAACTGAAAATTCTAAAGCTGAAGCAGGGTCACTATTAGTAGCTGTCATAGTTGTAGATACACCTGCGTTATCTGTAATTACTATAGTGCTACCTACTGCAATATTTGCCGCATCTGAAACTGTTATTGTGCAAGTTGCACCTGAAGCAGAAGTTAAAGCATAATCTGTTCCATTAGTTTTATCAACAGCCATTAATCCTGTTTTTGCTCCATAAGGAGAAGTCACAGTTGTTAAATCCGTACCACTTGAATATGTACCTGTTGCTGATGCTCTTTTATCAAGATATATACCATACCCTAATGTAGCATCTTTTAAATTTCTTAAATCTACTTTAAATAATTTTGTTGTTTGTCCTTCAGCAGTAAATAAATAAATATTACTTTCTATTGAAAATCCACCAAGTATTTTTACACCTGTAAATTCCCATTTAGACCAAGCGGTTTGTACTTTTTCACCACCATCAAAGAAATATTTATATATATACATCGTATCAGCATTAGTTGCTGTTACATTTGAACTCGTTGCATAAGGTGCAACCTGTGCATCTGCTGTATCAGAACATAAAATTGCTAGACAATCTTCAACTGTATTACTTATAATTTGATAAGCATTTGTTGGCATTAAACTTTGTACTGAAACTGAAATATCTAAACCATCATTAGTTAATGTACTGTCATCAGAAAAATATTCTCTAATTGCTGTATTGCTTGTTCTTGCTTGAGCAAAGTATGCAAACTTTCCTGCCGCTACTGGTCTCACATTATCATCGTGTTCAAAACTTGATACTTCATTTAAGATAGCAGTAGTTGGACTAATTGTATCTCCTGCGTGGTCAAGTTTATATTGAGCTGTATCAGAGAATAATAATAATGTTTCATTAAATCCTACTGAATTTTTCAATGTATTAACTTGTGTTCCTGAAGCCGCTATATCAATAGGGTCAGTATCTAAAACTTGTGTAACTGTTGTAGCAAAGAAATTAAAATAACTAGCATTTTCTGCTAGAATTAAATTCTCTCCTGATAAAATTCCTAATCTGTTTTTATAAAAAGTTAAATTTTGTATTTTTTTACCTACAAATGAAGGGTTAGGATTAGTGTCTGTAGAATCCCCACAACTTCTATCTACCCAATCTAATTTTTGAAATGTAAATGTACCATCATTATTATTTATCAATGCGTGAGGCATTGTAGTATCTGTTAAACCTAAACTTGTAGCAGGAGCTAGTGTTTCAGACCATACACCTGTTCCATCAAATTTAACATAGTAATCAGAAAGAGTATCTCCTTCATCACCTGTTACTTTTATAATCGTTCCTACTTTTCCATAGTAAGGTAATTTTGTAAAATCTTGTATTGTATCTTTAATGCCATACATAGCTGTATTACCTGAACCATCAGATGTACTTAATGTATAAGTTTTAGCTTGATTAATAATTCTTCCATAAATAACAGAATCAAATTGTTCAAAAGTAAAATAAGTTGTTATATCAGAAAAGTTTGCTAAACCTGATGTTGCAGATAATGTTGCTCCTGTATCTGTCCTAACTGTTTTAAAAGCAATTCCGTTTGCACTAGCATCATAGTGGGTACTTGAAGTACCATACATTAATATATCTACTATCTTATTTGTATCTCTATATTTACTATCTGTTGCCGCACTGTTTCCTGTGGGTACTTGAAATATAACTTCTACTTCATAAGCCCAATCTTCGTGTTCTAATGCTACTTTATATTCTCTACCATAATTTGTTGATTTACAGTAGACGTGAAATTCCTCTAATTTTGCCGCAGATAATGTAGTATCAGCAGTGGGAATAATAGACTTATTAACAACAAAGGTGTAATCAGCAATATTAACCATACGAAAATCAGCTTTAGGATTAGTAGTATTAAGATATGTATTTCCATCAGGATAACTGACAGTTTTTTCATTACCTGCCAAATCGTAGACTTTAACTCCATTGTCATAGAACGCACAAATGTAGCGATTTGATTCATCTCTTTGAATATTCCATATTTTAGTTGTGTTAGGGAAGACGTTTGACGCATCTAATGTAGCGACATATTCTAAAGCAGGTCTCTTTGATAACCCATCTACAATGTTGTTTTGACAATTAATTTGGTCTTTACCTTGATTAATTCCACGTTGTGAAGGGGTTTGTTGAGACATACCATTTAGAAAATTTGGTATTGATTGTGAAACAACTCCCATTAGTAAGTCTTTCTTCTAGTCCTGTTTATTATTGAGAAAGTATTAGCATCTCCTTCTAACATATTTGCGTCAGCACTTCTACTATCCGCTTGTCTAAAAGCGGCTAATGCTTCTTGTTCATCATTCCCTGCCAATTCAGTTAAGCCTTTATCTCCAATATATCTTGAAGCAAAACGTCTCGCTGATTTAGCGGCTATGTATTGCCTTGCGTATTCAGGGAGTTGTTCAAATTGTTGGACTAAAACTAAGTCCACTGTAGGTAGGGTTGTGCCTGTACCAAATACATCTGTATGATTATCCATATCGTATAGAAAACCATTACGAATAACTAAGTTCTTATCTCGGTATTGTGCAGATGCGTCTGCTTGGACACAGTTAGAAGGTAGAGGTACTTTATTATCAGTATCTCTTGTTAAAGTATAAGCATAATGAGAATTAAAATTCCACCCCATAGATTGAACTGACATAGTTGTTTCGTCTAAAATATTTTTAGCGACAGATACATCAGTAGTTACTGTTCCTGTTATACTATTAACGGGAGCTTCACCAATTACTGAAAGCATTTGATTAACTGTTTGTAGTTCAGTTGTGGGTGTTATTTGTGTTGCCATTATTTATACTATTATTGCGATTAATAAAATTATTGAGAAAGTAAGACTAACTTTTTTATGTTCATTCCAAAAATGTTTTACTTCCAAAGCTATTTCAGTTATCTTATTCATAAGTTTTTATATCCTTTGTTAATTAAAAGTAGAAAAGGGGGATTGCTCCCCCTAATCTATTGTGGTGTAGTAAAGAAACTATTACGCTTCTTTAATTCCTACAGCCGCT